CTCGGAAGCTTACTATCGCTCATGGCTTGGAAGCCATATTCGGTAGCAGATAGTTTTGTACTCATAGTAAGTGCTTTATCTAAGCCCTTACCCAAACGAGGCAGGGTTTTCGTGAGAAAACCTAAACCTTCAGAGTCGACTCGATTAGCGATTCTACTAAGAGTCGCCGTTCGAGCCGAAGAGTTGAATTTGATTCCAACTTTTCCACATGTTAAGAAGACGTCGTGTAGTACAGCAGCGATGATTTTAACTGTCATCTAAGCTCTTCCAAGGACCCATATAAATGGTTTCCTTTCTTAGAGCATGCATACACTACACGATCCAGGCAAACCACGAACCATAGATAAACATGAATAAATCCACGAGTATCAATGACTCATTCCTAAAGAGCATACCAAACGGTAAACGGCGTTCTATTGCTAGAATACCGCGTACTGTAATAGTATACGCTGAAGGTTGGGATATTGCACTTCCTTTGATCGATATTCCTACAGACTTGGCTCAAGGTGTGACCGGGTACTTCAAAACGGTGTATTTCACACCGGAAGAAGACCTGATCGACACCACGAGTTCAAGAACCTGTGGAATTCTCGAAGAAGTGCCGTAACCAGAGTCGAAGACAGAAACATCACCTAATGTAGGTGTGACGCAATGTCACACCTACACGGATGAAGTTCAGAGAATGCAAATATAACAAGGGAGACAACTAAGGCACCAATGGTGCCGCAGCGGTAGCCCCGGAAATATTAGCTTCTTTAATCTTCAGTTCGAGATCACCGAGTCTGCACCCGACGATGCCAATCAAGAAAGTGGGTATCAAAAAGATACACACAATCACGAGGGCATCGCGTTTACGCAGACCGATGGAATGCACTGCTTTCGGATAAGGCTTCACAGCCCCCCTGAAAGTAGTGCGGCCGCACCGTTCCCAGTGCCATCGTAGAGTATAGTCGTGCTCGCCCCAAGTGAGGCGAGAAACGACATCAACTCTGCGGTAACATTGGCCGCCTCCGTAATTGCAAGCAGACCACCCACTGGGATGTCTGCAACTGCATATACAGAGATGGTGACCGGAGTGACGAG